GAAGAAACGATTGAGCTTGCCCTCATTAAGGTCGCGTGCGATAACCAAACGCTGTTGGTTAATAAGGCCGCCTTCAACCTTTGTACTCAAAAGAGCAATCTGTTCCTTGGCAATCTGTACTGCACGTGGGTCTTGATTAGCCTTGACAATCTTGTTCAAATCTGCGATATCGTTTTGAGCCTTCTTGACCACGTTTGGAAGGTTCTCAAGTTCGGCGTAGTAACGCTGAGTTTCGCTCTTGTTAAGCATACGAAGCGCTGCACCCAAAGGCTGGTTTGCTACCTTCTCAAAAGAAGTCAATCCTTCTGGTGTTTGGCGTACAGTGCGCAGACGAGTGGACATTGCGCGACCTTTGACAAGACCCCAAGGTGACTTGCCAATAGCAAGACCAATCATCAAGTCTTCTGTTGCGTTACGGATAGCGTAACGAGGTCCAGCCAAAGTCAAGAACGACCAAGCGCTGGTCATATTCTCAACCCATTTGTTATGGGCTAGCCCAAAGGATCTTTGAATCCAACCGCTTCTAGCGGTAAGTCTGTCTATATCACGGACAGATGGAGCCGATACAAAGTCTGAAATGTCAGATGCAATAAGTGCAACAGATTCATCTGTTCCTGGTAGGACTGATGGGTTGTAACCATCTACCTCATCTGCGAACTTTGCAAGGTTCTTGCCGCTTGCAGCACGGACAACTTCTTGACCGCCTTGGCTGTATTTGATACCGCGAATGTCGGCAATAGTTGCCCAGACACCGTAGTAAATATCCTTGCGCTTACCAACATCGTCAGTTGACTCAAAGGCCTGCGCAATAAGTTTTGCTTCGCGCTGTGGCAGAGCCAGACGTGCAACACGGTATACCTGTGTGCTGGCATCTGCTGCCTTGACGTTAAGTCCTTCTAAAGCACCGTAAGGAATCGAGGTGAACTTCTGCTTGAACTTGTCAATGCGGCTGTTGATGTATGCTGTTGATGGACGTGCTACGTTCTTAGAGTTGGCACCAGCTTTGACTTCTGCAACAATAGCCTCACGGCCTTCTTGTAGAGTCTTGATAATGCCATCGGTTGTAGTGTCGCCACCGAAGAAATAATCATTAACAAACTTAGGACCCATACGGTCTATATCAAAAATCTTGTTGGTCATTGTGACAGCATTGACGCGAATCTGACGACGGGCATCAAGGCGTGGCATTAACGCACGTGAACGACCTGCTTGACCCTTCATAACATTGACCACTTGGTCAGCGTTCTGGAAGTAAGCCTTAGCAGTTAGAGCATCTGTCACAGGAACGGTAGCGTTCATAAAGTCTTTAATGACTTCTGGACCAAACTCTGGGGCTAATACCTTAAGACGGTTAGCTGCTTCTACTGCTGCCAACTGATTGTCTGCAGCACGGGCTTTCTTTAGTGAGTCTAAACCTTTGCCGTATTCATTCCAAAAGTTAACTACGTTCTTATTCTTGAAGACTTCATCAACTTTATCTATGTTGCCCTTTTCAAGAGAGCCAACAAGAACGTCTAAAGCATAATTCTTAACATCAAGTAATTTCTTTGCCTTACCTGCAACGAGCAGAGGATCTGCAAAGATTCGATAGGCAGCATCTACTGCGCCTGAGATAGCCTTGTAAAAGAAGCCTGAGCCTTCAAGAGAGCCAGGAAGGAGCGCATTGGCTACCTGACGACCTGGAGAATACTTGGCGGCCTGCACTGAATCGAGTGCATCCTGAAATAAATCTTGTTCTGCCTGTACTACGCTCTGGTCTACGCCAGCAGTAGTGGCTTGATTCTTCTGAGCTAGGCGAACCCACTTAGATTCTTCTTCGTTGCCTTCAGTTTCTTTAGCAATCTGACCGAGTGATTTGCCTTCGGCAATCTTCATAGCAACATTGATTGCTGAGTTGCCATACTTAGAGCGAGCAGCGGCGATGCGACCAGGGTTAAACTTCAAGTCACCTTTGTCGTTTGCTTCTCTCCAAGCATCAGCAAGGTTGCGCTGTTCCATACCTGCAATAGCAACAGTACGATAGGCGCGAGTTGAGAAGTCAGATACGTTCTGTAGGCCAGCCATTGTGTAGTGCCACGCTGTGCCAAGCCAGCCTTTAGGCTTTTGCTCCAATGGGCTTGTTGTTCCAAAGGTCTGCTTCATAGACTCTTGCTGTGCTGGAGAAAGTTTATTGTAGAGTTTGTTAGCAACATCAGGGTCAAGGTTTGATAGTTCTCTGTGGACCTTGAGTTGCTTACTGAAGTTGTTGATGTTATCTAAATCTCTACCAGATAATCCAGCCGCTTGAGCTGCTGCTCTGAGATTTTCTGACATTAGTCGCCTCGCGCTAGTGCTTGCTGATAAAGAATTGCAATCTCACCTGTGTTATCAAATGGGAGAAGTTTTGCCAAACTGTCGGATGTCTTCGGTGCTACTGGCGCTATGCCAAGAACGGACGATCCTGCACCTGGGCCGATATCAATGCCTGTTGTGATTGGCTCGCCTGGGCGAGCGCTTGGTGCAAACAATGGTGTTACAGGAGTAACTGCCGCAGATGCGGCTTCTCTTACTTGACTTGCAGGCATACCACGTACGTCTGCTGTCTTAGACAGTGGAGCGCCTGCTTTGATAGCGGCTTGCTCTACACCTGCGCCATATTCTGGCGATTGAAACTCTAAACCATCTGTTCTTGTGGAGAACTTGCCTGGACCTGCTGGTCCTGCGAGTGGGCCTCTAGCCATTATTGTCCTCCATCTTCTCTAAATCTGATGTGAATTGTTCCCAGACTCTGGAAACCTTGGTTTTTCTATTTGCGTTATACACTGCTAAATCTAAAATCTCTGATGCGAGCATCTCAAAAGCTCGGATGATGTTTACTGCAAAACCTGATATGACTACTAGAAAATCAGAGAGAGTGATAGAACGCGGTACATAATCTTTGTCATCATCCACGTTCTATCCTCCCTGAATAACACTAAGCCTTCTTGCCTTTACGAGCCTTAGCTGCGAAACCAAACTTGACTTCTCCGCCTTTTGGCATTGGAGCCTTCTTTGATCCTTCTGTTGGCTTCTGTACAGATGCCTTTGCGCGACCACCTTTTTTCATTTTACACCTCCCTACCCTGCAATAGATGCGAGTAACGTTGCAATGTCTGGACGAGCGCCAGCAGCAGGGGCCGCACCCATTTGTTCTGGAGTTGGCTGCGAGGCAGGAACGGGGGCCATACCTGCTGCTGGAACTTGTTCGCCCATTGGCATTTTGACGACCTTTGATAACTTCAGCGATTCGGGAAACAATCTGAGAAGGATCTTGGCCTTGTGCAGCAAGCGCTGGGATAGCCTGGGCGTACTGAGCAACAGCAACACGGAGAGAATCACGCATCTCTTCAATGTCCACACGTTGTTCTTCTTGAGTAACATTTAACTCCATTGGGATTTCACGGCGTACATAGTCGCGGCTGACAAGTTTGTCAGAGCGCATTTGTAGCAAAGCGATAATGGCGTTGTTTGGATTCATACCAGACATAATGCCGTAGCGAACATCTACTCCGTATTCACCAGCAATAGCCTTGCTTGGTACATACTTCATATTGAACGGAGTACCGTCATCAACGCCCTTGATTTCTTTGGTTATACTGCCAAAGATTTTCTCGTCTACTTCAAAGCAGAGAGAGATAAGTTCAGTAAATAGACGTGCAAACTGTGCTTGCGCTGCACGTACTTGTGTATCAAAGCCAGCTTGGAGTGCTTGAACTCCGCGACCTGTGATGATAGAAGCATCGATATTACCGCTACGTACTTCTGGGTAGCGAGCACCAAGACGTAGTTCACGCTCTAGCACACCAGATTCTGTAAAGACTCCAGGAGGTAACTCTAGCGGTACACGGCGGATTGCTTGAGGATTAGCAGAACGCATAATCGCATCAGGGCCAAGAGCAAGTTCTTGGACATCCTGCGGAATAGCAATCGGTGCTTGGATGCTTTTCTCTGCTGCTTGAATTTGCAAGACAGCGAAACGCGCACGTGCAAGTTGTACCGCTAGAATATCATCGAATTGACCGCGTGCTTCGCCATCAAGAGATGAGCGAACAGCAACACGAGCCATACACTTGCCAGTTGGATTAGGCAAGTTAGATAGAACTAAGTTCTCACGATCTGGCAAGAAAACAATATCTTGGTCTTTGTCGTGGTAACGAACCATTGAGATATATGGACTGCCCATTGTGAATGCAGTCTTAGGCATAATCTGTGATGCAAACTCTGGGTACTGTGACGATAGAGTCTCTGCGTCAGTTTGAATTACCTGAGTCAAAGAAATCGTACGTCCAAATCTGTCAATCTCTGGATAGACTCCGAATGGATTGAGCAAACGAACGCGAGGGTTGTTTGTCTCGTAATCCATCTCTACGATTGCTGGCAGCATTCCGTAGGTGTTAAACCAGTCAGCGCCGTTATACATCTGAATCTGTAGTTCAGAACCTGAGACGTAATAGTTAGCAATGCGGGTACGAGTATCTGCAGCTTTGCGTGCAGAGTCTGAAACCATATTGGTAGCAGCGCAGTTGAAGGATGGAAGAGGTGCCATCACTTCTGCGAGGTCACGTGCGGCTACATCAACAAAGTTAGCAACAAGAGGCTTAGGGTATTCTTCTGAGAACATCGCAGGATAGACCTTGCTGATGTCTCCTTGACGTACTGATAGCACGTCGCGCATACGTTGGTCGCGTGCAGCGTACTTCGTCTGAAGACGAGATACCTTAGCGACTACCTCTTTGACTGATAACATTGTCCCTACTTCTTTTTATTAGACTTCTTGGCTAAATCAGTTGAACGCTTTGTAACTTTACGTGATGGCTTACTTGCCTGACCAGTAAGCGCTCTGGTTGTCTTGGCCTTTTCAGCCTTTGCCTTTGCACGCTTTGTTACTGATGTTGCACGAGCAGCGCTGCGCTCTAGTTCTGCAGCACGTTGCTTCTGCATCAACCTAGCGGCTTTTTGCTCTGCCCCTGTCGCGCTTCTTCCAATAACTCTATCAATACCCTTGGCTTTACCACGAGAAAGATTCATTGCTGCTTCTTCTACTGCATACTCTGAAAAGAATTTGTCATTAGCATATGCTCTGGCTGTACGAGCCTTTTCTTTTGCACGCTTTGTAACTGCTGCTGCACGAGCAGCACTGCGCTCAGTTTCTGCAGCACGTTGCTTCTGCATCAACCTAGCGGCTTTTTGTTCTGCTGAGTTTGCATATCTAGTTCCAATCAAAGGTACTTTTTCAATACCCTTTTTAGGACCACGAGCAAGATTCATTGCTG